AGATGTCATCGGCAAGAAGGGCAGAGCCGTCCAGGCAGAGCCGATCAGCCGGTTCCTCCAACGGGAGACCAACCGCGAGGCACGCCTGCTCCAGCCGGTCCTGAACAAGACCTACAACGACTGGGCCAAGACCAGAGGCACAGGCGTCGGCGGCAGGGCTCTCAGGAAGGACAGGGCCGAGTTCAATGCCTTGGTCGCTAGGGCCGTTCGCACACCGAAGGAGATGGCCACCGGCGACATCGCCGACGCCAACGTGCAGAAGGCCGCCGACGCCATCCGAGAGCAGAACAAGCGGCTGCTCGCTTTGGCCAAGCGGCACGGCATCCTCGAGGACGTGCCCGAGAACTCCGAGTACCTCGCCCGACTCTATGACCACGGCAAGATCCGCAAGGCCATCGACAAGTACGGCGAGGAAGAGGTCGTCAAGCTGTTCAAGAAAGCGATCGCTGGAAGGCAGACTCTCGACGAAGAACTACTCGACAAGGTCGCCCAGTCGATGTACTACACGATCAGGAACGCCAAGACGACGGAGCTCGACAAGCTGACCGTGCTCCGTGGCGGCGACCGGCAAACGATCGTCGACACGCTCGAGGAACTCCAGGCCAACGGCGAGCTCGGGCAACTCGAGCCGTCGGATATCGACCGCATCGCAGCCGTGCTCTCGCCGGACCCTGAGCAGACCGCCGGACAGGCCGGCACACTCACGTCACGTCAGCGTCGCCGCGTCGAGCTCGACGAAACCATGACCATTTCCTCGGTCAACAGGCAGACCGGAAAGCCAGAGGCGTTCTCGTTTGACGACCTGCTGAACAACGACGCCGAGGCCGTCCAGTCCATGTACGCCCACCAGATTATCGGGGCCGCGGGCATGAACGAGCTCCTCTACGCCGCAAGCGTCGAGGCCGGCGAGGAGATCAAGACCGTCCCGCAGCTTCGCAGGATCCTCCGCCAGCGGTCGCTCGAGGCCGACGGCGAGCAATACGCCAACCGCATGTTCGGCGGCGGAAAGGGCAACCAGAACAACACCGCCTTTGCGTACTCGACCGCGTGGACCCTCGGCCGCAACCGCTTCGATAACAACAACGCCCGCGAACTGGCGACAATCGCCAGGCTCCACGCCATGCTCGCCCGAGGCGGCACGTTCGGCATCGCCGGCCTGCCAGAGGCCGGTCGCGTTGCTGCCTACGGCGGCATCCAGCTCATGGTCAAGCACGTCCCCGGCTTCCGCAACTTCATCGACAACGCCCGCATCGGCAGGCTCTCGAAGGAAGAGGTCGAGGAGTTCATGCACCTTGTCGGGGCCGACGGCGAGATCCACACCTTCGCCTACCACGCTCGCAACGACGTGTTCGAGGACGGTGTCAGCGACACAGTCGGCAGTGGGCCGGTCGGGCGAACCCTCGGAGCAGCCAGAGAGGGCGGCCGGTTCCTGTCTCGTGCCATGTCGTTCGCGTCGGGGCAGGCACCGCTCCAGAACCAGCTCCGGCAGATGGCCCTTCGCGGCTACGCCTACAGGTGGCAGAAGCTCGCGCACCGCGGCAGAGGCATTGGCAAGCAGAGGCTCGAGGCCATCGGCATCGACGAGGCGACGGCGGACAAGATCGCAGAGAGCATCAGGAACCACGGCCTCGACTTCGACAAGTGGGACGCCCAGACCGCCAGCGACTTCATCGCATCCGGCAACAGATTCATCTCCAACGTCGTTCAGACAAACGACCCCGGACAGCTCCCCTACTGGATGTCGACGCCGACGGCACAGACGCTCACCCAGTTCCGGTCGTTCGCGGTCGGTGCCTACCACGGCATGCTGCTCCGCGGCCTGTCCATCCGAGACGCAGACGAGGCGACCATGCTCCTCGGGTCGACCATGTCGGCCGCCGTCACCTACACCGGGCAGGTCTACCTCCGGTCGCTCGGCCAGGAAGACCCCGAGGAGTACCGTGCCGAGCGGCTCTCGCCAGGCAGGATCGCTCTGGCCACCTTCCAGCGGTTAGGCGTGTCGTCGATCATGCCGGACGCTATCAACACCGTCGGCTACATGGCCGGCCTTGGCGCCCCGTTCGACTTCCGTAACTCCGGCCTGCCAACCGGCATCGCCGCCAACCCTGCCGTCGACACCGTCAACAACTTCTTCGGCGTGTCTATCTTCGGCGAGTTCTCAGACCCTCTGATCCCGTCCCTCCTCGACGGCGTCGACCAGAGAGACGCCTACCGCGTCCAGAAGATGCTTCCGTTCTTCAACCTTCCAGGCGTCGAGAACCTTGCCAACAGCTTCAATCAGTCTGTGTTCGACGAGCCTGAGTAGTCAGCCGGTGTGTAGCCGTCCTAGTCTACTGGCTTCTGTCTGCCTGTCTAAGACTACGCACGTCGGCGGACCCCTATCCAAAGGCATGCCCTGATCGTATTTGTCAAAAACCCAAAGTCAAGCTGAACCGATGAAAATGTGGTCAGATTCTCAAATTAGTGGCCGCTAACCAGCAGAACGCCCATTTCTGGGCCTACAGGCTTGAATTGGCCGGCCGCCGTGGTACACTCACGGCGTCTTGTCTCTCCCCCAAGGAGTCGATTATGTCCGAAAACACCAGAGAGCAGCGGATCGAACGGCTGTTCGACAGCTTCCTCTCCGTGCTCGAGGACATCATCGACCGCGGCGAGCCGCTCACGGACGAGAACGGCAACGCGGTCACGGACGACCGCGGCTTCGCCGTCTTCAAGACCCCGTCGGCCAGCCACATGAAGCGGGCCTCGGAGCTGTTTGACAAGCTGAACATCGGCGCCGTCAAGGGCACCGACTCCGCGATCGGCCGGAAGCTGGAGGAGGCTCAGGCCCGCGGGTGGAAGATTGGGAACAGGCCGGTCGACGAGGGCCGTCTGCCGAAGGACGACGTGGAGGCGGTTTGAAGTACCAGTGTCCCGTTTGTGATGGGGAGACCGACGTCAAGGGCCGGGAGTGCATTTTCTGCCGCGACGCCAAGCTGTCGAAGCTCCAACTGAACTCGATCGGCTACCAGGTCGAGCAGTTCAAGCGGGCCAAGGGGGTCATTGACTCGTCCGACCACAGGGGGACTGGCAGGGAGATTACCAAGATGCGGCAGGAGCGTCGCGGCGAGATCCGCAAGCTCCGCGGCGTCAGGAGCCACGGCCGATGATTCCAGCCTCGCTACAAACGGCCCTCGACAGGACCAGGATTCCCGTCAAGGAGCGGTACACCGGCGACGAGCTCATGGAGCTCATGGCCGCGACCGCCGATCTCGAGAACAGGCCGGTGGATACCAAGAAGCAAACGTCAGTCATGACACAGAGGCAGATCGCCGAGTTCATGGGCATCAAGCGTTACCAGGTCGACTGGATCGAGCGGGCCGCGATTATGAAGATCCGACGCTCTGGGATACTCGATGATATCCTGTGATTCGATCCCGAAGGCCCCGAGGTTCGACCCGAAGGACGCGGACCTCCAGCTCCTTCACGACCACTTCGCCTACTTCCTCGAGGCGTTCTACCACGAGAGCGGTCTAAACGAGGTCGCCCCGATCGGCGAGGTCGAGCTGGACATGGCCCACTACGTCCAGCACGGGCCGAACGACCGCATCGTCAAGGCGTTTCGCGGCGTCGGCAAGACGACCATGTTCACGGTCCTCTACGCCCTGTGGAGGCTGCTCCGCAACCCGCAAATCGCCATCAAGGTCGTCTCTAAGACCAGCGGCCACGCACGCGACGTCGTCCGAGAGTGCCGCGAGCGGATCGAGCAGGCGTGGTTCCTCGAGCACCTCGTCCCCAGGGACGACGCCGTCGACAACGACACGATGTTCTACGTCGGCGCCAGAGAGGACGTCGACAAGAACCCGTCGATCATGGCGGTCGGCATCGACGGCCAGATCACCGGCACGCGAGCCCACCTGCTGATCGGCGACGACGTCGAGACGATGGACAATACCAAGACGCTCCAGGCCCGCGACACCTTGTTCCGCAAGTGCGGTGAGTTCGTCGAGGTCACGTCGTTCGTCGACCCGATCGAGAGACGGGGCAAGGGCGAGATCCTCGTCTGCATGACACCCCACCACGAGGACAGCGTCGGCGACCGCCTGGCTGAGACCGGGTTCCACTCGAGGACGTGGCCGGTCATGCTCCCGCCCAAGGGCGGCGACTTCGCCCGCGAGAAGATCAAGGATCTCGCGCCGTCGATCAAGGAGGCCATCGAGCAGCACGAGCTGGCTCACGGGCCGATCGGCGACCACGAGATCATCCCGACCACGCCGTACCGCTTCGGCGTCGAGGACATCGTTCGCCGGCAGGGCTTCGGCTCGCTGCACTTCGGCATGAACGGCATGCTCATCGCCGACCTCGGCAGCCAGTTCCGGCCGCTCAAGCTGTCGGACCTGATCGTGCCCGACTTCGACTTCCGATCCGGCCTTGTGCCCATCGAGATCGTCTACGGCAAGAGCGACGAGAGCGGCAGCACGGCTCGCGACGACATCGACCGCGTCGGCTACGGCAACGACCGCCTCTACCGGCAGGTTGCCATCCCCAGCCGCCGCGACGAGCCCAACAAGTGGGCCAAGATGAAGGACATCCGGATGCGGGTCGACCCGTCCGGCCACGGCGAGGACGAGACGGCCTACGCCATCGGCGGCTTCATGGCCGGCTATGTCTGGGTCATGGACGTTGGCGGCTACGGCGGCAGCTACTCGAACGAGCACGGCGGCCACCGCAACGTGTTCGTGGCGCTGGCGAACAAGGCACGCGACCTCGGCGTTCGCCGGATCACCGTCGAGCAGAACTACGCGGGCGAGATGTTCAAGGACAGCCTCGAGGTCGAGCTCGGCCGCCTCTGGATCGAGCCCGGCGACGACGCATGGCCGCAGTACCCGGACGGCTGGCGGTGCAGCGTTGAAACCGAGGGCAGCGGCAGCGGCAAGAAGGAGGACCGGATCATCTCGTCGCTCGCCGGACCGCTGGCCCAGCACCGACTCGTCATCCATGAGGACGCGATCAGGGCGGAAGATGGACTTGACGCGAACTACGAGCTCCAGTACCAGTTTAGCGGCATGCGGCCCGGCGGCGGCACGAAGCACGACGACCGCATCGACGCCCTCGCCGGCCTTGTGGCGTCGTTCCAAAGTGGGCTCCGCGGCGACGAATCGGTGCTGAGCAAGCGTGCCCAGCAGCAGGCTGAGGACGATGAGGAGCGCAGGTTCCTGGACGCCTTCGGGATCAAGCGAGAGAGGCCGAGGAAGTCGGTGATTATCCGGTGAAGCGGAAGCGCAACAAGTTCGGCGTCTCTCCTGCTCACGAGCGGACGTGGAAGGGCAAGACCTACCCGTCCAAGGCTGAGATGCAGTACGCCCAGCACCTCGACTTGGCCGTCAGGACAGGCGGCATCGCCAAGGTCACGGAGCAGCCCCGGTTCAAGCTGACGAAGGCAGAAATCGTCTACGTCGCAGATTTTTTGGTCGAGGACCAGTCGGGCTACATGTGGGTTGTGGACGTCAAGGGCATGGAAACGCCGGAGTTCAAGCTCAAGAAGCGGCTCTGGAAGCACTACGGCCCGCCGATGCCACTTGAAATCGTCAAGAAGTCTGGTAGCATCTGGAAGACGACCGAGACGGTCGACGGCCCCGAAGAAGGAGAAAGCCAGTGAAGCAGTACAGAATCAGCGAAGACCAGATCAAGACGCTCGGCACCGTCATCCAGCAGTGCCTCGCCAACGAGATTACCGACAATCCCACCGACCCGCCGGTGGTCCCGCCACCCGAGCCGCCGACACCCTCACCCGGCTACCCCGAACCCGACCGCCGCAACCTCGTCAAGCCCGGCGACCTCACCCTCACCGACGACGGCGGGGGCGACATAGGCGAG